AAGAAGTTGTCCAGCATCTGGGGGGCGCATGAATCGCCTTGACGAAGCACACGGCCTGCTTTCCGGTTTGCTGAATACTTTTGCGACGGCGCAATCTCTGGCAGTTAAATGGGAAGGCATGACGGCAGAACCATCTGCCAGCACCTACCTGCGGGAATGGATGCTGCCAGGCCAGTTCACCGGGCACCACCTTGGGCCAACCGCTCCAAACGCCGGGCCGCTCATCTATCAGGTGGATGTCGTTGCTGACATGAACGGATGGGGGGCAGCTTATGGAGTGGCGAAGCTATTTTTCAGTGATCCTTATTTTTACCGAGGACAGTCTTTAACAAACACAAACAACACTACCCGCGTTGTTGTCAGGTCCGGACAGACCGGCCCGGCAATGCGGGAAGATACCAAATACGTTCTGCCAATGTCCGTTACTTTTCGGGCGTACATGACAATCTAAAAATAAGTGAGGTGCTATTATGACAGCAACAACTGGATTAGTAAAAGTAGGTTTGGGCGACAACGCTCAACTGGCCTATCTCGTACAATCGGCATACGGGGCAATCGATACCACCCCGGCATGGATTGTTTTGCCTTTCACCAGTGCGGAGTATTCTGTTCAGGCGGAGCAGCTCCCGGACAACTCCATGACCGGGGATCGGAACGAGCTGGAGCCCAGGACCGGGACGGTAAACGCATCTGTTTCTGTCTCTGGAAAGTTTCGGCCTGAGTCCCTGGACAGCATTATTGAAGCGGCCGCGCAGGGAACGTGGGCGGTCAAGTACAACATTACGGGCTTGACTGTGACGGTTGCCGCAGTCGCAGGCGGCGGATTCTCTTTCACTAGGTCAGCCGGCTCGTGGATTACGGATGGCGTTGAGGTTGGCGACATTATCACATTCAGCGGATTTGTTGATCCCAACACCGCCAATAACGGTACTTTTGAAGTGACTGCCGTTGATTCGGCTACAAAGATCACCTGCGGCCACGCTACTGGCCTTGTTGCCGTGACTAGTGCAGCTTCCATTACAGCAACTACAGGCCAGGATTATGTCAAGGTGGGATCAACCCGCCGGGCAGTGGCCTGGGAGGTCTACCATTCCGACACGGACGAATATGTCCGGATCAAGGATACCGAGATTGCCAGCTTTAGCATTTCCCTGGCTCCTAACGGAGACGTGACCTTTCAACTTCAAGCAGTCGGCGGGCAGGAGCTTGACCTTGGGGCGGATATCGGAGAGAAAATTTCTGGTGCTACCTACACCGAAACTACCAAGCCGTTCTTTGACAGCTTCAACGGGACTGTTAGCCTTGATGGCAGTACAGGAATCTATTTTTCCGGTATGAATCCCAGTATCAATAACAATTCAACTCCGTTGTTCGCCCTGGGGTCCAGGTATCCGTTTGCGGTGTCTCACGGGAAAATGGTGGGTGATATGTCCCTGACGGCATATTACACGGATAAGACGATCAAATCCAAATACCAGAATGAGGACAGTTTGAATCTGAAAATCAGGGTTAAGTATGAGGACGAAGACCTGGAAGACACTTCATTCTACGAGTTCGAGTATCCGTCCTGCAAAATCACTAACTTTGGCCGTCCCATCGGCGGGTCCGGGGAGCTGGTGGACAACTTGACGGTGAAGCCGTACAAGAACACCGATTTGGATTCGTCTTTCCGAATCAGAAAGTTCAACAAGGCGTAATAGTTTCTTACAACGAAAGGAGTGAATGCAATGGATTTAAGCGAACTGAAAGTGCAGGAAGACGGCAAGCGGATGGATTTGAGACACCCGGTGACGGGGGAGGTCTTGACATACGGCGACAATGGAGAAAAGACCATGTACCTGGTCATTGGGTCTTCTGATTCAGAAACCTACAAAAAGGCGCAGCGGAAGGTGATCGACCGCCGGCTGAAACAGCAGCAGAAGTTCCGGCAGGTTCGGATGACTGCTGCACAGCTTGAGGAAGAGGCCATAATTTCCCTGGCCGAAGTCACCTACGACGGCCGGGTATTCCTGAAAGGAAAGGAAGTCAAGGTCACGCCCGGTCAGGTCGCTATCGACCTGTACAAGGAATATCCCTGGATCAAAGAGCAGGCGACCGACCAGCTGGAGGACCGGGGGTCTTTTTTGCCGAGCTGACCGACCTGCTTTGTGAGGCGGTCCAAATCACAGCGGATTTGAACCAGCAAATGGAAGGGGGGGGGACTAAGCGTGAGCACCTTGAGAACATCGAAAAGCAGACCGGAAAGCAGCAGATACCGGATTTTGCAATCCCTATCGAGGGTGAACACATCTGGAACTGGTTCTGGGAATTGTCTGGCAGACGGCCTCAAGGTTTTGGCCCTTCCATCATCCCTTACAGCGAATACAAAGCATGGTTGGAGGTGCGCAAGCCTCTGATATATGACTGGGAAATAGAAATCCTGACAAAGATGGACAGGGCTTTTTTGGAAGGGTGCCAGGAAGCAAAGAAAGACAATAGGCGAGGTCCAGGATGACAGACATAGCCAAACTAAATATCGAGATCAACAGCCAGAAGGCAGTGCAGGCTAAAACTGATCTGGACCAGCTCACCCGCTCCGGCCAGCAGGCCGAAAAAGGGATGGGTTCATTGTCGGCAGCGGCCAAGAGATTAGGGGTTGCACTGGCCGCTGCTTTTTCAGCTTATGCCGTTGTAAATGAAATCAGAAAAACGATCCAGGCCGCATCTGATCTCGAAGAGACCCTGAACAAGTTCAATGTGGTTTTCCGGGGTATGCAAGATCAGGCCGATGAATGGACTAAGAACCTGCAAAAAAATTTCAACATGTCCGAAACTGCGGCCCGGTCCTACTTGGCGTCAGTTCAAGACATGCTTGTGCCAATGGGCATGGCAAGAGAAGAGGCCGGACAGCTTTCCAACAAAATTGTTGAACTATCCGCGGATTTAGGCAGCTTCAACAATATGCCTACCGCGGACGTGATGCGGGATATCCAGGCCGCGCTTTCCGGGGAGTATGAGGGCCTGCGCAAATATGGCGTGATGCTTAATGCCACTAAAATACAGCAAGCAGCCCTAACCGCTGGACTCGCAGCCACCAAAGACGAGATTACCGAGTCTGACAAGGCATTGACTACCTATCGCTTGATTTTGGAGGGATCAGCGGATGCTATCGGCGACGTTGCGAGGTCTCAGGGCACTTATGCTTATGAAATGAGACGCTTGACCGCAAATATAGATGATTTTAGAACCAAGATCGGCAAAGAGTTGCTGCCGGTGCTTTCCGACATGCTGGAAAACATAAATAGGTGGATTTCCGCCAATGATGAATTGCTTAGTCAAAAGATTCCAGAGTATGCCAGTAGAACAGCGTATTCCCTATCCTTAGTGGTTGATGCGTTAACCGTAGTTACCCGCACTTTTGAACTGACGGGGAAAACAGCGGCTTTGATATTTGCCAGTCTGGACGCAGCAGCATGGGAGCTTGCTGGTGTACTTGTCGCCGGGCCAATAAAAGCGCTGGAATATATAATTGATCTTTATAATAAAATCCCGGCGCTACCTGAAATTACTTCGCCAGAAGGCTTAACCGACTTTGCGGATAACATTATTTCATCAGCAGAAATTGCAAACCAGACGGTTGCTGAGGCGGTCAAAGATATCAATGATTTGCTCACTCGGCCTTTGCCGGGGAATGCTATCAGAGATTCCTTGAACGAGGTTGAACAAGCTTCGGAACAAGCAAACAAAAGCATACAGGGCAGCGGAGGGCTAAACTCCGGCATTGACGATACAAAAACAAAAGCACTGGCCACAGCAGCAGCGCTGAAGTCCATGGCTGAAATCGGTTACATGGAAGACTGGATTAACTTGGTTAAATCCGGGCTTACCACCCAGGAAGCCACGCTTGAAATAGAACGCCAAAAGCAGGCGCTTCGTCTTAAAAGTCAAGGATTAAATCAGGAAGAAATAGCATATTACCTTGAACTGCTTGATGTAACAGACAAACTCACAGAGGCTGAAAAGAACCGGATTGCGGCTGCCGATTCAAAAGCAGAAATCGGTTACATGGAAGACTGGATCGATCTAGTTAAATCCGGGCTTACAACCCAGGAAGCTACACTTGAGATAGAGCGTCAAAAACAGGTAATTCTTTATGAAAATCAAGGATTAACCCAGGAAGAAATAGCACATTATCGAGAGTTGCTTGATATTACAGACAAGCTCACAAAGGCTGAAAAAGACAGAGACAAGGCTACAGAAGATTTTAACAAAAAGCAAGAGGAAGCTCGCCGTGAATACGAACGAGAGTGGGAACGTGTTTATGACGACATGCACGAATTTGCGGCGGATACTTTCTATGACATATTTGACGGCCAGCTTGATTCCTTTGAAGATTTCGCGGATTCTATGTTGGATGTTTTTAAACGAATGCTGGCGAATATGGCCGCTGAAGCCGCGATGACAAACGTTTTCAAGCCGATGATGAACCAGATGGCTGGCTCAGCACTCGGCCCTGTATTCGGCCTTCCATCTCTTTATGGGCCTGGTAGTAGCGGCGTGGGTGCGCTGACAATGTTGCCAGGTATGGGATGGCTTGGGGCCACAATTCCAGGCACGGCGATTCTCGGATCAGAATTGGGCTGGGGTGCATACGCGGCACGGAATATCGGCGTAATGGCCTCACCTGGTGTTACGTGGGGGTCAGCACTTGGCATGGGGGCTTTGGGCGGTCTTGGGTATTCTACGCTTGGCAGTGCAATCGGTCTTCCAGCGTCCGGGTACTCTGGCTTAACAGCGGGGCTTGGTGCTGCCGGGATGGGAGCTTACGGCGGGTCTTTAGCTGCAATGACGGGCCTGGGTGCTTTGGCCGGCCCTGTCGGGATTGGCCTCGGGGCTCTAACTGGGGGCCTGCTGGGTAGCGTATTTGGAGGAGGGGGTAAGAAGACTCCACGGATCGCAATTGCATCAGGGTTGCGTTCGGATTCAGGCGAGAAGCCTGGGGAAATAAACTCTCCGGCTGGTTTTAACTATAACATACGACTGCACAATCTTGCTCCTGACGGAAGAGCGGAAATTGGAAATGCGGTCGCACAATACTTTGATTCGCTATTCACGGCATTAGATGAAGCCACTAAGTATTCCATAAAAGATGTTCTCTCTTCTTCTGATTTTTTTATCGGAGTGAATCCAGAAGATTACGACGAAGATATGAGTGCTCTTTTGAAGGGCCTGTCTGATGAGCTTTTTCGAAATTTACAAAAAAATCTTGAAGTAGCTCTTTTAGGCCAGGATATTGAGCAGATAAATGTCGAGTTTTTTGAAAATATGCGAAATGAAGGTGAGTTGTTATTCGATACTTTCCTGCGTTTTTCTTCAGTCGTTGAAAATACTGATAATTTTATGGAGGAGTTCACTCGCAGGGTTAATGAGCTTGGGGTAACTGCGGAAGATGCTGTTGCACAGATACAGCTTGTATCCGGTACCATAGCTGAAATGGACATGGTTATTGCGCAGATCACTGGATCAGCCGTAATCGGTCAGATAGATGCCTTGTCAGACACCTGGAACGCATATATTGATGTGATGCGACAAGCGCAGGCAACGGCGGAACAACTCGCCGAAGCAGAAGCAAAGCGGAATTTGGTAGTTGGAGCGCAGATTACTGGATTGACAGCTACGTCTTTGCAATCCGAGATTGTAGGCGGTGGAGATATATCCAGTATTATCGAAAAGTCATTGACTCAGGCAATGGCTGGATTGACTGCGGAATCTATTGTAGAAAAATACATCACGCCCCTAAACGAAGCGGTTGGGAAAGCTTGGATCGATACCGGCGGGGACATCGAAGCTGTTTTGGCAGTAATACAGGGTTATGATCTGAGTCCTGCACGAGATGAAATCAATACTTTCCGTGATAAAATAGAAGAAGTTTTTGGAACAGACGTGCCGGAAGTCATTGAAGAAATGGAAGAGGATGTTCGAAACTCTTTTGAATACCTTAGAACTGAATCTGAACTGATGATCAGGTTGTTAGAGGCGCAAGGCAAAACTGAAGAAGCGATCGCACTTGAACGCCAGCACGAGATTGAAGACCTGCAAAGAACCTGGGGGGCTGCAAGCGGCCCGTTAGAAGAATTGACACGCCAAATATGGAATCTTGAAGATGCTACTGAAGCAGCTGCTCAAGCGTTATCAAAAGCATCTGCTGCAATGGATGATGCCGCAAACGCCTATCTTTCAGCATTACAATCCGAACTTAGTAATTTACAAGCATCTTTTGATTCTGCAAAGAATACATATGTGGATTTTTTGCAAGAGGCTATTTCATCCCACCAAGAAGAATTGCAAGTTTTGGAAGGCAGGATGAATGATGCAAAATCTAATTATCTTTCAGCACTACAATCCGAAGCATCAGAACAGGAAGCATTAGCAAATTCCATCGGTTCCGCTATTGATTCTATTCGGGATTTTAGAAAATCGCTTTCTACGGGGACGGATTCACCATTGAATCTCGAACAGCGGCAAGCGGAATTGATGTTGCAGCAGACCATTTTAGCAGGGCAGGCAAAAGCAGGGGATATTGATTCAGTAAGCGAACTTATCAGTATATCAAGCGAATACCTGGACGTTACAAAAAGTCTTGCGAGCAATGAATTTGAATATGCTAGAGAGGTTTCCAAAACATCTAATCTTATGAGCGATGTTGAGTCAAATCTCGATGCACAAAAAAGTGTTGCTGAAAGACAAGCGGAATCTTTGCAGAATATATATGACAGCGTATCTGGAACAAGCAGAACAGCAGAAGGTTTAGCAGCCGCAGAAAGAGCATATTACTCCGCAAAGAGCGCATTTGATAGGAGTAGCCATAGAACAGAAATGGAGCATCTACAGAATATTATTGATGAAGTGACTATGGCTAATGAAAATGCGCAAACATTGGCGGAAGCTCAAGCGGAATACGAAGCCGCAAAGATGGCATTGGATGAAAACTGGTACACAGATGAAATCGCAATATTGGAGGAGATGCTCGGCAGTACCAAATCAATCGAAGAACTTATGGAAGCGTTTATTCATGCTCAGGCTGCATACGATGCCGCAAAAGTAGCGGCAGCGGCGGCACAAGAAAGTGCGGCACAAGAAGCAACTATCCAAACCGCTCCGGGGCAAGTGCCTTTTAACTTTGATGAGGAAAAATATATTGTAAACAAAACGGCCCAGGTTAATGCGTTATTGCGCAGTGGTGATGCGGAAACAGCGGCCATAGTTGCGGGCTACGGTTTAAATCCATCAAGTACTTTAAGCACAGCAGACATCGAAAATGCTTTCGCTCAAGCCGGTCTTACTGCCCAACAACATTACCTGGAATATGGTTATTACGAAGGGGTTCAGCCCTTCGCTACAGGAGGCAGTTTTACAGTAGCGGGAATGAGCGGGCGGGATAATTTAACTTTGCCGGATTTGAGGGTATCTGCCGGCGAAATTGTCAATATTTCCAGACCGGACGTTATGTCCAACGTAACAGAAGAGTTGACGGCACTGCGAGCAGAAGTAAAATACCTTAGAGAAGAAAACAGGGCGCACGCTGTTGCACAGATCAAATCCAGCCAGGCTATTGAACGCAACACAGATTACCTTGAAAGCTGGGACGTGAACGGATTGCCTGCGGAGGAAGTAGCAGCATGAAATTAATTATCCCAACAACGATTCCTGATTCAATACTAATCGACAATAACGTCCACGAAACAATAGACAATGAGTGGGATGGGGTTACGACATACGGTAAAGCCGA